TCGTTGACTCGTTCTCAGCACTATCGAGCGAATCTGAGCTAACAGGGAACTTGACTGACATGCAGGTTATGTCTGTGCAAAAGATTCTGGCGAAGTTCTGCCGTAGAGTTTCTAATGTACTGCCAATTAATAGGGTTACTGTTGTTGGGATTACGCACCTGATGGCAAATGTAAATAGGTTTGGTAGAGGCAAAACAAAAGTAGAGAAGTCTGGTTCGGCATTGAAGTATCAGGTTGATGTCAAGCTTCACGCTACGCACTCAACACCTTTGATGCAAGGAGAAACACAGATCGGTCAGACGATTCACTGGCAGATTGTAACTTCTGCAATTGGACCTCCCGGACAAAAGGTCGAAAGCCATATTAGATATGGTAAGGGTATCTGGAAAGAAATGGAACTTGCTGATTTACTTATTGACTTTGGTTTGATCTCTAAGGCTGGAGCTTGGTTGAAACTACCCGATGGCGAAAAGGTTCAGGGTAAAGCAAACTTTGCACAGTATCTTGAAGACAATCCAGAGAAGTATGCTGAATACAATAAGCAAGTATTTGAGATGGTTGGTATCGAACAACCAGAAGATTAGATCGAGTTTCAATGAGGCATCTAGTTCAGTCTAGATTCATCGCTTCAACTCGACATAGGAGCAAAGATGAAAATCAGAGACTTAAATAACGAACAACATAATTGGAGTTTGTCTGGTTATGTCGTCAAAGCTAATGATAGCCGTCCTCGCTCTAAATTGCATCTGGCAGCTAGGGATTTGCTGAAAGAGCTCTTCCCCACTGTCCAGATCTTAGAAGAAGTGCTTGTTCCTATCACAAGAAATGAACGAGCTTACTTTGATTTCTATATCAACACACTAAAGCTTGTTGTAGAAGTGCACGGCCAACAGCATTACAAATTTAATTCGATGTTTCATTCTTCTGCACAAGATTTTGCAAATCAGCGAAGAAAAGATATGCGAAAACAAGACTGGTGTGAGTATAATAATATTACATACGTCGAACTACCTTATGATGAGAAAGTTGAAGAATGGAAAACACGAATACTCCAACGGAACGACTAGGCAAGCTAGACGAAATATTAGACCAATACGAATCAAATTTAGGACTCTCCGCATACTCAAACAATTTTCATGACGATTCAGTTCATGAGCTAATGAGTATGCCTCGGCAGCAAATGGAAAAGCTCACTGTAGATCAGTGTGCTGAAGCTGCACTTGCGCTTGGAGGATTCTCGTTTTATTTGCAAAGATCTTATAATCGAGAAATCGCAAGAGTTAACTGGGCAGAAGGCGCTATTAGAAACGTCATCTCAGGAAGAGAGAGTCAATATAGAGGGTCGTGGGATAGTCAGTATTATCAGGCCGCAAATGAAGACGGCTACACTAAAAAGCTTTTAGCTATTAAAAAGTATGCTCAACAGCGAGCTGATAGACTGACTTATCTCGCCTCCTCAGTTAAAAACTTAAGTGACTTGTACATTAACCTTCAGAGAGCAAAGATAAGTAGAAATGGATAAGAAAGAATTATTACTAGAATTATTGAGTCAGTTCTCAGAAGAAGAGATCAAGGAGTTGCTGTCCGGCAAAGAAGAAGAAAGCGCTGATGGTGTCTTCACTATAAATAAAGATAAGAAGCGTCGTCGTGGAAAAGGTAAGCGTAAGCGGGGCAATAACAAGAATAAAGAAAACAAAGATTCTAATTTTGTAAATAAGTTTGATGAGATGATGGGAACAATCGCATTGTCCTCAGATGAAAGAAAAGAATTAGAAGAAGCATCGAAGGCAGATCAAAATGCGACAGTCAATCCTTTCAGAGGCAAACGTGCCAAAGCTGAAAAGATTAGCATTAAGTGTATCGCCTGTCATAAAGATTATGAAGTTTACCCATCGTCAGTCTACAGCAAAGATCGCTGGCGATGTAACAATTGTTGTTCAGGAAGATAAATATGTTAAGTGATTTACCAGCAGAAAGAGCTATTTTAGCAGGAGTTTTTCGTTATGGGTCAGAGGCATACTATGATGTCTGTGACATTATTTCGGAAAGCACATTTACAGATGAATCTAATTCTGTACTGTATTCCTGTATGAAACATGTTCTTGAAGTAGATGATACTCGGTCACTAGATGCACCGACTATGATGTCTGCGGCAAAAGAGCTTGGACTATCAGACTTTTTCAACAGCCAAGAAGTACAACACATGTCTTCTGTAATGAAGTTCCCTGTGTTACTTCCTAATGTGAGAAAGTTTGCTGCCAAGGTCAGGAAGCTTGAGATTGCACGCATGATGCATGACCAACTTGAGCTTACTCAAGAGAAGTATCTAGAAATCAAAGGTGATGAACCTATCGCTAAGATTTTAGGTATGGCCGAGGAAGGTGTCATGGATATTACATCTATGGTAGCTGGCGAAGATGAATCCCCAACTCAAATGTTTGATGATGTCGAGGAGCATCTGGAAGAGCTTTGTGAAACACCTGTCGATCAGATTGGTATTTCAACTGGCTTCCCCAGATACGACTATGCTATCGGAGGAGGTTTCAGAAAGGGAACTGTCAATGTTATTGGAGCAAGACCTAAAACGGGTAAAACATTGCTTGCAGATAATATGGGCATTAACATCGCCAAGCAAGGTATTCCGGTTCTTAATTTAGATACCGAAATGCGTAAAGAAGATCACCAACATAGAATGATGGCTATGCTCTCTCAAGTTCCGATTAATGATATTGAAACAGGCGCTTTTGCCAAAAATCCAGCTACTAAAAAGAAGGTTATGGATGCGGCTAGGGAAGTAAACAATCTTCCTTATTACTTCAAGAGTATTGGAGGAGCGTCTTTTGAAGAGCAAACAGCCATTATGAGAAGATGGATTAGTAGGGTTGTAGGATTAAATGATAAAGGAAAAGCAAACGACTGCGTGATAATTTATGATTATCTAAAGTTGATGGATTCCGCCGAAATAAAAGGTGACATGAAAGAATTTCAGATTCTTGGATTTATGATTACCGCCCTACATAATCTGTCCCTCAAATATGAGGTTCCTATCTTAACTTTCATACAGCTCAACAGAGATGGTATTACTAAAGAGTCAACAGATACTGCGTCTGGCTCTGATAGAATCATTTGGCTATGCTCTAACTTTACAATCTACAAGCGTAAATCAGACGAAGAGATTGCAAAGGATGGGCCTGAAAACGGCAATAGAAAGCTTGTTCCGGTCATCGCAAGACACGGAGAAGGCTTAGAGCCCGGAGATTATATAAATGCCGAACTCAAAGGGCCGTATGCAAAAGTGGTAGAAGGTAAGACAGCTTTTGAACTAGATAATGGATATGACAACGATAGCGACGGAGACTACTTTGGTGATGACGAAGACGTTCCATTTAAATAATAAAAAGATTGACTATGCAAAAGTTAGAACTCTAGAGAAGATCGCTGCACAACACATTGATCAAATTCTAGCATACTTTGAAACTAAGACATCTTACAGGAATGACATATTAATAAAGTCATGCTGCCCAATTCATGGTGGTGACAATCCAACTGCCATGAACTTCTATCCTAATGGAGACTACAAGCCTCATTTCAAATGCAGAACACATGGCTGCGAAGAAATATTTGGGAATAGCATGGTCAGCCTAATTAAGGGTATTCTATCAAGAGTCAAATACAACTGGGAAAAAGAGGGCGACAAAGAAGCTTCTTTCAGAGAATCTGTTGAGTTTCTATTGTCTTTTCTTAACAAAGATTTTAACTCGCTTGAAGCCGCAAGCACTAATATTGAAAAGATGAAGTTCGGCAGTTTAGTAAGAAATCTAAATGCAGAACCAGCAAAGCCAAGCGGCCCAACTCAGGAAGAATACAGAGCAAGAGTAGAAGTTCCTTGCCAATACTACCTTGACCGTGGCTTCTCTGCTAGAGTACTGGAAGATTATGATGTAGGCTATTGTGACAATCCAGCTAAACCTATGTATGAGCGTGCAGTTGTACCTATCTATGACAATGAACATAAATATATTGTAGGCTGCACAGGTAGAAGCATTTTTGAGAAGTGCGGTAAATGCAAACATTATCACAACCCTAAAAGAAAATGTCATCATTTCCCAAAATGGATGCATAGCAAAGGGTTTCAAAAAGAGAAATGGTTGTATAATTACTGGAGGGCTAAAGACGAAATCGTAAAGTCTGGTGTGGCAATCCTAGTAGAGTCACCCGGAAATGTTTGGCGATTAGCTGAAGCTGGAATACACAATGTTGTTGCTATCTTTGGAACAGCATTTAATAATGAACAAAAGAATTTACTTGATGAATCTGGTGCACTGTCTCTTATTTGTCTTATGGACAACGATGAGGCTGGCCAAAAAGCAGCAAAGAAGATTGAGGAACAGTGTTCAAGGCTTTATCGCTTGTACTTCCCCAGTTTTGACGCTGCTGACATAGCTGACCTCAATGTAGATACAGTGACATCAGACATCAAACCTTTTATTGAGCAAGCCATGAAAGCTTATGAGGAGTTTTAAGCAATGACACAAATAGTTGGATTTGCAGGAAAGAAACAAAGCGGTAAAAATACTGCATGTAATTATATACTTGCACTTAAACTTGCAGAATTAGGAGTGTGCAAGAAAAGCAGACTTTCAGAAAAGGGAACTGTTGAAGTTAGCGATATATTCGGTGAGACTTTGGAGGACAAGGAATGGTTCGAGTTTTCTGATAAAAATCTGAATGTGTCCAAACTGTTTGAAGATCACCTCGGAAACTATATCAGAATATATGGGCTTGCCGATACGCTAAAAGACTTGTGCATTGATGTTCTTGGTCTGACATATGAACAAGCGTATGGAACTGATAAAGATAAAAATAGCAAGACAAGCATTAAATGGTCTTCTGTTGATAAAAAGAAAAAGGGCTACATGACTGCTAGAGAAGTTCTTCAATATGTCGGAACTGACTTCTTTAGAAATCTAGATCCTAATGTGTGGATTAACTCTCTGCTTAGGAAGATTAAAAAAGACAAGCCAGAAGTAGCGTTGATTTGTGACGTTAGATTCAAGAATGAAATAACAGAACTTCAAAAAGAAGGTGCTTACATTCTAGGACTAACAAGAGATCCTTACTCAAAAGGAGATCAACACGCAAGCGAAAAAGAAATAGAAGAAGGGCTATCGCTATGTGATTGTGTTTGTGACAATGCAAATGCAGATGTGAAAGATTCGATCAGAATGATTCATAATGGACTTAGTGTTCTCCCAAATGTTATTCCAAGAATGGAGAAATAATGTCAATACCAATTGTGTACTTCAGAAGTAGCTCTTTCAACTCTCACAGAATGTGTCCCATGCAATACTACATGGAATACACTCTTGGATGGAGAGGCGATTCCGGAAAGAAG